CGCCGGTGCCAGTACCCGTTGGCAGCGTCGCTGGGTTAGCGAACTTGGTACCAAAGCCGCTGCCGCTCCACGGATAGGTAGTAACGAACGGAGTGGTGTCGTGCGCTACAGCAATTGCATTGCCAGAAGGCGAAAAAGCTATGCTGCGTCCAGTACCCGTCGGCACCGTTGCAGGGTTGGCGAACTTAGTTCCGAAGCCAGAGCCAGACCACGGATACGCAAACACACGCGGCGTATCTTGCCCCGTGACGGCAATAGCATTTCCTGTTGCGGTGAATGCTGTGCCAAAACCAAGTGTCATAACCGGAACCGTTGCAGGATTGGCGAACTTCGTCCCAAATCCGCCGCCGTTCCACGGATAAGCTGTTAAAACCGTACCACCTGCAAAGTTAAGGTGTGCTACAGCAACATACTCCTGCGTCCCCGCAGCAGTAACCGCAGCCGCAGCGCGAAGTTTATCGGCCAGCATCAGGCGTTACCCACGCGAGCGCCGTAGATCACCGAACCGACTTTCCAAAGCTGGATGACCGTGAAGCCCGTCAAGTTCAGCGTCGGCGCGACCCCACCGTCTGTTTTCCATGTCACCGCAAGCGATGTCCACGTTACGGTGTACGCTGTGCCATCGTTAATCATGAGCGTCATAGACTGCCCGTCGGCCCATGTCCCAGCAGTCGGCGTTGATGACGCGGTGAGCGTCCAAGTCTGGATGGAGCCATTCGTCGGTGACAGCGCAGGGGTCGTGCCCGAAACGGCGAACACCTCCTCCGTGTATCCATCGTTCAGAGTCGCGCCCGACAGCGCGGGGGCCGTGGACAGCACTGTGCTGCCGCTCCCCGTGGAGGTCGTGACGCCAGTGCCGCCGTTAGCGACCGGCAGCGTGCCGTACCCGTTCGATATGGCCTTATCTGACGGATAGGTGACGAAAACGTCCTTGATGCCAACGGAGAAGTTGACAAGCGTGTTTGAGTTGCTGGACTCCAACACTGTGTCGCGCGACAAAGTGGTTCCTGACGTTGTGTAGGTGCCAATGCCGACTTCCCACTGACTGCCAAGCACAATCGTGTAATAGGTCGTGTTTGCGTTTCCAATGGCAGCAAATGACTGAAAGCCTGAGACGGCCCCGGAAAGCGTGACAGTTCCCGTCCCGACGGTTGTCGTCGTTTCCTTGACGCGATCTGCTAATATCAAAGCCATGATGAATCCTTAAAGCGCAAAGATTCCGGAGGCGTTCCAAGTGATCGTGATATCGCCGCCGTTTGGCGTCACCGGCAGATTGGTGATGCTAGTATCCAGGAACGCCACCAGCGGAGATGTGGCCGCGCTGCCAGTGTCTACATAGATCACCAGCGATACCGCCTGCGATCCGGTCACAGCCGTGTAGGTCACATCAGCACCATCAAACACGCCATTCGTGAATGTCTTGGAGCCAATCGTCTGTGGCGTTCCGACTGCTGAAGCCGTGACGCTGCTGTAAAACTGATCGGTCGCCGAATATGTGTAGCCCGCCGCAACCAACGCCACCTTCACAGTGCCAGCTGATAGATTGTTGTTGGCTGTGAACTGGAGCAGTTGCTCTTTCCAAAGCGGATATAGTGCGTTGGCCATGTATTAATCCTCCGTCTTTTCGCCGACGTATGAACCGTCTGGACGCTTCTTAATCACAACCTTGGCGTTTTTCGGCTTGTTGATGCTCTGCACAATATCCTGCATCTGCTCGTTCATGCGCGATTGCGTGGACGAGATGCTATCGAATGCCGACGTTGCATCGTTCAGGAAACTCGTCATCGCCGCAATGGTTGGGCGGATCACCTCGCCGACGCTGCCGTTACTGTCCACCAGAATAACGGGCGGTGATGTTTCGGCGACCGGCCTGGGCGATTCAATGACAGCTCGGGATTTCTCCCGCTCCACCTCGATCTCGGTCATGGCCTTGACCCTGGCAACTTCAGCCTTGATCTTTTCCGTCTCCAGCCCGATCCGGCTTTTCTCAACATCACCAGCGATCTTCACCGCCTCGGCTTGCTGCTTGTACTGCATCATCTCAGGGCTGTATTCGAGCGTGATTCGCTGAGCCTCGGCGTTGATCTTGTTGACCTCGGCCATAGCCTTTTCGGACTGAGTGACCAGATACTGCTGTTCCGCAGTAGGCGGCTGTTCCTGATTTGCCGCCGCTGCCATTTCCTTCGCTTCATCATCGTTGGGCTTCACCACGCCCATCATGACCATCTTACGGCGGAAGTGCTCGCGGATATCATCGATGCCTTCGCCGTCCATGTTCATGATCGCCATCGACTGAAGGACCATCTGCGTCTCTGGGTCAGTCGTGACCTGCATCATGCCGGTTAGGGCGCGCACGGTGGCATCCCGGCGGGACGTGAACGACGGCCCCACATCAACCGCCACGTCGAATGTGGCACGGCTCAGGTCGTTCTCGTAAACGATCTCGCCGGTCTCGGCATCGATTGTTGGCGTCATCAGTTCGACGCTCTGCACCTCGTTCATGGTGCCAATCGATTTCATCTTGCGCTTTTCCTCGACGTACACATCGCGCGCCATCGATAGCCAAATCTCACCACAGCGCCGCACAGCCTTCGCCATGTTGGACATATAGATGAAGCTCTGCATATCCAGCCGGGTCTGGATTAGCTCAACCGCCTTGCCGCTGATGTTGGACACCATCTTGTCAGCCTGCTGATTGCTGCCAAGAATCTCAGCCATGTCCTGCTCGGTTAACTGGAGCAGCGCGGCCATAGCTGGCGGGATCGCAGCGGGCTTTGTGTACGCCACAGGGCCGCTGATCTGGCTCTCACCATTGGGTCCGGTGATCGGGTTAACGAGGAGGTACGGGTAATTTCGCAGATTGTCCTCTGCCCACATCACCTGATGGCCTGAGACTTGCTCAGGAACAAGGATCGGCTTCTCGACCGACGAGAGCGCGCTGATCTCGCCCAGCTTGGAAAGCTGCATATTCTTGAGACGCTGCGGGTCTTTGGCCAGGCGAACATGGCCCATGCAACGCTCGACGTTATCGACAAACCACCGCTTGCCATAGACCGGCACGATGGGAATGTTGCGCCCGGCGATGTATCCCATATCGTCCAGGATGCCGCCGCCGCTCATGATGTATTTATGGACACGCTTCCGCTTCGTGCGCTTCTGGCGCACTTCCTTGGTGCCGACAGCGGCGAGCATTTCCTCTAGCGTTTCGTCGGCGTCGAAATCCGCCTGCGTGTATCGCTCCTCGTCACCGTTGAGCGTTTCAAAGATGCGGATGGTTTCGCGGACTTCCTCGACCTTGTAGTATTCGGCGATGAAAACAACGTCTGGCGTATCCCAATCAAACTCCGACTGATGGATCACCTTCGGCCAGGTCGTCGGGTCGTCGTTCCACTCAGCCTTGTAGGATTCGCGGGTCATGGAATAGAGAACGAAACAATATTTCGCGTCGGCCTTGTCTTGCCGCTTCGCATCGAGATCGAAGAACACGCTGCTATCAGCATCATAGATTGGTTCCATGACGATGCGCTGGCGCTCGTTCTCGTCATCCTCCTCGTCCTCGTAAATCGTGCGAAGACGCCATGCGCCATAGCCACCGCCGACCGCTTCCTCAAAGCCATTGTCATAGGCTTCTTCGGCCCCGCTGTCGCGTTCATCAGCGCGATAGAGACCGTCGCACGTCTCGGCCAGCACATCGTTCTTGGTGCCGTCCTTGGAAACAAAATCAACGGCAATGCGGTTATTACGGTATTCGTTGATGATGCGGATGACGGACAGGTGAATCTTGTTCACCTCGAAACGCGGCTTGTTCTCAAACTGATCGCCAAGCGGGCCTTCCCACTGAGCGCCAGCGATGGAGTAGAAGCGTCGATCTTGCAAGCATTGCAGGCGCTCGTCACGCATGACGGTCTGGCAATTGTCAAAGTCGTTCAGCGCCTGCTGGTGGACGTTCGCTAGCCGCTGGTCTTTGGTCAATCGCGCCATCTACCACCTGTTCATCGTTGCCATTGGCGTAACCTCGACGGCCTTTTTAGGTGCCGCCCGCCGCAGAGCCTCACACGCATAACGCAGTGCATCGATGACATGGTTATCACGATCTTGCAACACCGGCAATATAGCGCCTGTCAATGGGTCTGTTTTGTAGCTGTAGAGCGTAAGCTCATCGATCATGTGCTGACAGCGCGGATGCACCACGATGTCGTAGTTCTTCAGCCACTCGATGCCTTCCTCAACAGACTTCGGGCCTTTGACCGCCGACATGATGCGCGGAAACCCATTCTTCTGTAGGTGGCTGATCGTCTCGGGCCGGGCGCTATCCGCCACGATAGGCCATTTCTCCGACTCCGGCACAGTCAGGAATAACTCTGGCGTGTTGATAATCTCGCAACCGACGCGATAGGCTTCGTGGTCAACGTAAAGCGTCCGCCCGATCAGGTGACAGCGCACAAGCACCGTAGGATCGACCGCAAAGCCCCAGTCAGCGCCGAAGCGGTGCGTTGCGTCTGCCGGTGCCTCAAAGTCCTCAATGCGCCAGTTGGTGAACACACGGGCCTCGCTGGACGCAACGTAGCTGCCAAGCCAAACGTGCTTGTATTTGTCCGGGTCACGGCCCCGGTCGTATTCCATCTCGGCTTTAAGAACGTCAGGGAACCAAGGGTTGTCGCGATAGTTTACCTCTGCAACGGTGCTATCTGGCGGCAGCTTGTCGCCACGCAGCAACGCATCAACCGGGTCGCTATCAAGGCGCGGGTTCCATGTGAACCAGAGTTCGCTACCCGGCTTGCGGATCGTCGGGCGCAACAGGTCAAGGCTGCGCTGGCTCAGGCTCTGCGCTTCTTCGACCCATGCAACATCAAAACCCTCAAGGGACTTAATACTATCAGCAGTATGATTTTGGAGACCTTGAAATATGATTATGCCATCATGCGGAGTCTTAATCACAGCCTGTTGTATTTCGAACAAATGCCCAACATCTAGAATCTCAATTTTACTTTCAATGAGCCTTTTAACTGATTGCGCTAAAGACTTTTGAATCTCACGAACGCAAACTGCGCTGGTCTTTTCCATAATGCAGCGCTCTACAAGCATCTCTGCAAATGCGTGACTTTTCCCAGAACCGCGCCCACCATGCGCGCCCTTATAACGGGCTGGCTGCAAAAGCGGGATAAGCCATCGTGGCGTTTGTATATCAAGCGATTTCACACTTGATACCTTTCTTGAGGTTTTCAACAGCCGGAATCGCTTTTAAGTTTTCAGGGATATGCAGGCCGCAAACATTGCGCCCAGAGATCGGAATAATGTGGTCAACGTGATGAGGAATCCCAATTTTCTGTTCAAGCTCCCATGCCTCACGATAGATTGCTGCAATCGCTTTTCTATCAACCCATGAAGGACATGCTTGCCGCAGTATGGCGCGCCTAGTCCCATTCCACTCTCTAACTTTAGCCTTGTTTTTCTGACGATACTGCCGTGCATAGGCTTTGATGTCATCCGCCTTGACCTCATAGAGTTTGGCATTACGATCAAGAATTGCCTGTCTATTTTTTTCATAATAGCGTTTGATTGATGCTACTTTTGTGGCCTTGTCGGTGGAATATCTTTCCCGCTCTTGCGCCCGTATAGACTCACCATCCGTCAATCTACGCTGGCGTTCAATTTCTGCTCGGCAAATCTTGCACCTCGGGTGCCTTCCACATTTGCCATTTTTGCCAAACGCCTCAACAGGCTTTTCCACATTGCAAGACTTGCAAACTTTAACTGGCATTTGGATCAACAATTAAGCGACGGACTTCATGCACCATAGCGCCGTTGATGTTCAACTTCGCCGGTTCGTTATATCCATGCATCGCGTTAAGTTCTTTGACCGCCGCGACCTTGACCGATCCTGTGCCTTCACGGAACGCTTGCACCAACGCCTTAACCGACATTTCCCGCGACCAGAGTTGCTTTTCCTGCACCTCTGAACGAAGCTCGGTGATTCTTGCCGTTACCTTACTGTTTTTCATCAACTCAGACGCGCGCGGATAAATCGTGTTATCCTTCATGCCTTCCGCATCATAAGCGCGCCGGTAAGCGTCAGCCTGCCCCAGCCCATCAGCAATGCCCTGAGCGAATGCC